GCAGTGCCTGATGCATTGATGATGATGGAAGAGGCAGGTTGTGAGACAGCTCCTGCTTGATATCCTATTGCAATGGCGGTAGCACCCTGTAAGGTGGAACCTGCGCCTGTTCCTAACGAAACGGCATTTATGCCACCATAGGGATACGACATTATATCTACTATTTCGGATAAATCTTTTTATAAGATTTATCTGAAACACAATAAATATACTATAATCTGTATTATTATCTTGTATTATTATCTTGTATTATTAACTTGTATCATTAACCGGATGCATTATGATAGAGATCTTATATAGAATTATAGAGGTAATGATTGTAAAAGTGAAGCTACTTGCCCTTGCAATGTAGAGATCTGTGCTTGTTGTTCTTGAATGGCTTTAACAAAATAGGGTATTAGATTGGCTTGAATGCCCATAACTTTATCAGGTACTAGTCCAACTTCATCCCCAACAGGATTACTATATACAATTTGATCGGGTAGAATAGTTTGGTATTCTTGTGCAATAAATCCAATTTGATGTGATTTGTCATGTGTGAGATAATCAAATTCAACAGGACGTAGAGCAAGTAGGATAGAAAGACCACTTGATATGCCAGTGATATTTGTTTTGATACGACGATCGGATGTGGTACTAAATGCACTAGAAGATCCATTGCCCCAATAGATTGACATGAGCTGTCCATCACCTGACCCTGCTCCAATCTGACTTGTGTTTGTACCTTTGCCTGTTACTCCTACTCCAATTACAATTTCATGATTACTTACTGCAGAGAATGGATTTGCTCCATAACCAATGCATGTATTTGAATTACCAGATGTAGTTATAGTTCCTGCAGTAGTCCCAAGAAATGTATTTTGAGTACCTGTTATATTTCCCGCAGTTGTACCCAGAAATACATTATTAGATATATCATCAATTGTTCCTACTCCTTGTACAATTTGATTATCTGTTCCATATGCAAGTAAGTTAAATACATTGGAAGCAGATGTACTATAATTTATAATAGGTGATACATAAAATCCAGACGTATTTACAATAGTAGACACATTTAAAGTAGACCCTGTCAATGTAGAATAATTAATGAATGGTGCATTCACAGTACTTGCGTTTATAGTACTTGCGTTTACAGTACTTGCGTTTATAGTAGATCCTGTTAATGTAGAATAATTAATGAACTGTGCGTTTATAGTACTTGCGTTTATAGTACTAGCGTTTATAGTAGATCCTGTCAATGTTGATACAGATATTGTATTTACCTGTAGCGTAGATCCTGTCAGAGTAGAAAAATAGCCATTACTGATAAAAAGAGTAGATATTGTGCCAGTAACAGAACTAACAGTAGACATTGAAACAGATGAAACATAAATTGCATCACTGGGTTTTAATAAACCGCCTGTGGAAGTGATGAGCACATAATTACTTGATATTGGATATTCATAATTGCCGACGACATATGTTGTATTTCCTTGTATTACGCTGGAAGCGCTTGATCCTTGTTGATTATACGTTCTAATAACAAGCGGTCCACTATTGACAGCGATAACACCACTATTCTGTTGACTCAGGTCTTGCAATGACATCTAGATTCAACAAAGATTTAACTAAGATTTGTATCATATGATTTGTATGACAACATAAAGCGAACATTCCGGATCAGTAAACAGAATGACAGCGGGAGGCGGACTCTTGCAACTTGTAGCAACAGGGAAACAAGATGCCTTTCTGACAGGCAACCCTCAAATCACATTTTTCCGAATGGTATATCGGAGACATACGAATTATGCTATTGAACCACAAGTCATGTATTTTGACGGTACCCCCAATTTTGGACAACGTGTCACGTGCCTTGTCCCACGTCGCGGGGATCTCCTTGGTCGCATATATCTCAATGTAATTCTTCCTATTATCAAGGATACAGAGGGAAATATTCTCTCCTACACGAACTCCATTGGTCACGCTCTTATCCAAGAGATTACGCTAGAAATTGGTGAACAAGAGATTGACCGACAGACAGGAGAATGGATGGAAATCTGGACACAATTTTCAACGCCTGCATCGCAACGAGATGCACTCAATTATCTCATTGGACGACAACAAAATCAATATGAGAATACACAGATTTATGCAGGCACAAATGGTCTGGAGCTTCTTATCCCGCTTCAATTCTTCTTCTGTAATAATCCAGGATTGTATCTGCCGCTCATTGCGCTGCAATATACATCTATTCGTATTAATATTACACTGAGACCATTATCACAACTCTTTTGGGTGACTCCTCCGTCAGGTTCACAGGCAGCTTTTAATCCATGTATCTCTACACAGGTGGATTGTACAACACCGATTATGAGTATGACGTTATGGGGCGATTATGTGTATATGGATGTGGAGGAGCGCCGTTTGTTTGTGAGTACATCACATGAGTATTTGATTGAACAAGTCCAGTATACTTCGCCCTATTCTTTTTATAATACACAGACAAATGCTACCATATCGGTGGATTTCAATCACCCATTGAAGGAGTTCTTTTTCGTCATTCAGCGTGACCAGATGACGAACCGCAATGAATGGTTTAATTACAGTAGTTTGGCGATTAATGAGATACAGCCTGCTACAATTGCAGCGGGAAGTACGATCGCAATTGCGAATGGGATTACGACAGAATCTACGATTGGTGGCAATACTGCATTACGTATTGATTTATTGTCCACGGCCGTTTTGCAATTAGATGGATATGATCGTTTTTCAGAACGAACATCATCCTTTTTCCGTTTACAACAGCCATATGATCATCATACTACTACTCCGGTTCTATCGTATATTTATAATTATTCCTTTGCACTGAGACCAGAAGACGTACAGCCAACGGGTTCTCTTAATGCAAGTAGAATTGATAGCATCGTATGGCAGATTAAATTTAATCCAGCGTTGATCAGTGCTACTACCTATATTCCTGGTACGAATAATGTATATCCTGCACGAGGAAATGGACAAATTAGAATTTATTCTCACAATTACAATGTATTCCGAGTGATTAATGGTTTTGGGGGACTCTTGTTTACCATTTAAGGCGCTTTTGTTGTTAATAAGTTCTTAAAAATGTAGCTATTTGGGCCTTCGGCTAACAAGTATGTTATCTTTTGTTAATATTTTTTTAAAAAGTGCTAGTAATGGCATCTGCCGCTCCTAATAAATCTGATAAGCCAGATGCTAAGCCTGTTCCTAATCTAGAGAAACCAGATGCTAAGCCTGTTCCTAATCTAGAGAAACCAGATGCTAAGCCTGTTCCTAATCTAGAGAAACCAGATGCTAAGCCTGTTCCTAATCTAGAGAAACCAGAGAAACCAGAGAAACCAGAAAAACCAGAGGTAACACCAAATAAGCCAGTAAAAGAAGAAAAAGAAGAAAAAGAAGCGAATAAGCCAGAGAAACCAGAGAAAGAAAAAGCAAAACCAAAAGTACCTCTCACCGTCTCCTATTTAAAATACTGGCGTGAAGGGGATGATCCCGCAAATGCCAATACAAATGAAGGAAAAGACGGTGCCAGTTTTTTATCCTACAATACATTTGTCTTGCTATCATTACTCGGCGGATACATTGCATTAGATCATTTATATCTGCGTTCCCCCTGGACATTCCTGGCTAAAATCGGAGTAAATCTATTTTTCTTTGGAGCATGGTGGATATGGGATGCAACTCAGGCGCTCTTTAATGAAGATACGGTGCGTTTGTATGGTCTCAGTGTTCCGTTAGTAGATCAACGAGTTGGTGCAGGATTCTTAGCAAAAGACATTCCTGACAAGAAGCATTTTCGTTTTTTCTCATATGCAGCAGCTCTTATTTTCGGTGGTCTATTCGGTCTGGATTCATTTCTGGTAGGTCAAACCGAATTTGGTCTCTTCCGTTTAATCTGTACTATTACAATCATTTTTCTACCGATTGCTATAATTGAATGGATATATAAATTGTATCAATTTTTTGTGAATACGAAGGATGTTGTAGAAGAACATGCGAACTTCTTTGGGGCATCAAAGGGTCCATCTGCGGCTGATCGTTTCTCTGGATGGTTCTATAAATTCTTACAATCCTTTTTGGATCCTGTCATTACTCCGATTACATCTACCATTGATAAAGGTCTGGATGCATATGATAGAACACTGACAGTTGTGGATAATACATTGAAAACAAGTTCAGATATTATATCAGGAGTGGGCAAACTTATTAATGCAAGTTCTAAGGCATCTTCTGTATTGCCTGGTACATCACTGTATTCTACAATTACGGGTCCTGCTCTAGAAAGTGCGAAAACTAAACAGAAAGGCGGCTCATTAACTCAAACAGATAAGAGCTTAAATCTACTCCCCTACACATTAGTAGCTACTATTTTATTGGTATTTGCAACGGGATTTTACAAGAACTATTCTAAAACAAATGTCAAAAAAGATGATGCACCTCCGCAACCATCAGCAGTTTCAAACACTCCTCCACGATCCAGTAAAGCCTAAAGAGCTTGATCCGATCTCTATCATTAAATTCGGTGCAACGTGGTGTGGTCCATGTAAACGAATTGATACTGCTCAACTCTTAAATCTGAGTGATCAGATTGTATGGTATGAATGTGACGTGGATGATAATGAAGAGACTTCATCGTATTGTGGTGTGAGTTCTATTCCGTGTTTTATGGCAATTGTGAATGGTGTTCCACAACCGATGTTTCAATCATCGGATACGCAACAGGTAATTCAGTGGATGCAAAGGGGGTTTAAATAGGCTTTTTTAACAAGTTCTTAAAAAAAGCCTGCCAGGAACTTTGTTAAAATCGGCTTTGCCGCCAAGTTCTAAGAAGTTTTTTGGCAGGCTTTTTTTTAAAAAGCCTTAAGAAGTTCTTAAAGTCTTGCATACTGATGTTCTTCTTCCAATTCAACAATCATACAGCAAATACATGCAACTAAGATTAACATAATTAAAACGAGTATGGCAATGATAATTCCAATACTCATTTTTATAATATATAATCTAATATATACCATTTTAAGCACTAGTTCGCAAACATTAACCGACCACGTCCATTCACAACCTCATACACATTCCATGAATCCACATAGACACGCATCTCAGCTTTCCTTGCCGCCAGATATAAATTAGGCATAATATTGGCCAATTGGATATACATGGTCGGCCGATCAGCCGTTGTAAAATTCACTGTCCCTTCAGGGTTCCTAGGGGCAGGATAGACTGTTCCATACGTATCTCCTAGGGACCACATCATGGATCCAATGCTATTCACTCTAACTATTTCGTGTTTTGCTACAGGCACAATGTGATTCCACAGAGAAGCACCATATAAATCTTCCCGTTCTTTCCCAGCAATATTGAGCTTGATCCCATAATAGTATTCACTGGTATACGCCTGTGTTTCAGTAACAGGTTTATATTCAAAATTGTCATTGTAGAATACATCCAGACGATTCTGTTCCACCAACGTTGAATTACGAAAAAACCAGAACAGACGCTCGGCAGGATGTCGTCCATCAATGTATCGTGTGGCTACTGCTTGTCCACCTTTATCCAAAGGAATATAATCTAGTTCGCCAAAGCTGAATCGGTTTTCAAATTGTTTTCGGAAAGGAATTTGAATCGCGGTAGAACGCGCCTCTTCACCTTCTTCTAAAGAAATGTAATGTTGGACAGTGCTCAACAGAATAGTCGGTTGACCGATATCTAATAAAGGTTTTGGGGCAAATGTCACAGGTCCATCAGGATATGCAATAACAAATTCGGGCATGGTCCATGGCGCAGGTTTACGTGTAAGTGGATCACTGGATACGACAAGATCTTCTAGCTTTCGTATAACTCCTTTGATGCGAAAGGTTTGGGAAGGAAGTCCAATCAAAGGAAAACCTGAATCTTTGGGACACTGCATGCCAGGAAGAGGCAGATAGATCCTGAGATGACCTGGTGTGGCTCTCATTTGTAGTGCTCTAATGCCTGCTGCAGACGTATCATTGGATGCAGCGGTGACACCTGCTTGTTTGAATGCAAGCCCTGAACTGTTGAGGGATCCTTCAGTTAATTGTTTGACGTAGAGACCGTCCCCGCTCCATTCTTGAATCAGCATTTGATCTTGATAAAACTGGATGGATTCAAAGAGAAAATATCCGATTCCGTTGACGTATCCATAGGATGTTTGGGATGCATCTGTTGCTGTAATAGGATAGAGTCCGTTTGCAATGGAGGGATCTACTGGTTGTAAGCTCTGCGATTCTGACTCTGACCCTACTCCTAAAGGCGGTAACCACGTAGGCAAATCAATTTCCAAAGCACATTCAGTCATAATATCTCCAAACGTATCAATTTCCACTTCAAATGATCCTCCAAAGTTGGTGCGTGCAATAGGGACAACTGTACGTCGTTCTGCCAAATGGGGCATAGAAGATCCGTACCGAGCATCATATGGATAAATACTATCTTTACTATCTTTGACGAAATAGTTATCTTTGACACCGCGTGCCACTAATTCAAAAAGAGCACCTTGACCACTGGATTGATTGATCATTCTGATTAGGTGTAGGAGAGGATTTTAGGCTTTATAGGTCTGTAAAATGCATTTTACTACTTAAAACTCTATCACCATAACTCATTAAAATGCCTAACGAGTGTATTAATCGTGTCACAATTACCTCTTCATCCGAAGATGATATTTTTACTATTTTTGATACAGTTATAGCTGGATTGCATAATCTACAAATCAACCAGCATGGAAAATTTGGTATTCGTATAGAATTTGTCACTGCCTGGAAACCCGATTATCTATGGCTTCAAACATTGCTTGCTGCATATCCATCTTGTTGGATCAAGAATGAATGGATTGTAGAAGATGGTAAGGCAGGTGTATGGATCGGATATAATAGAGGAACACAGCGTATTTCTTCTATGGAATGGGACGATCTTTCATTGGAAGCTGCTCATTATTTCTTTGAGTCTTAAAAATTGAAATCATAATTCACTATAGAAAAGTCAAACCATGAACGTCCTCATTATTGAAAGTCCAGGCAAGCAGAAGACCATCCAGGGGTTCTTAGGAGCGAACTGGCGTGTAGTGGCTTCTATGGGACATATTCGTGGACTCACCCACGATCTCAACTTCTTAACAAATGGATATGAACCGACGTACGAATTCTTAAAAGAAAAGTCAAAAGCGATAACGTCATTGAAAGAAGCGGCAAAAGGAGCTTCTGAGATTTATCTGGCAGCGGATCGTGACTTTGAGGGAGAGCAGATTGCATATTCTGTTAAAGTCCTTCTAAAATTACCCAATTCAGTAAAACGCATCACCTTTACAGAAATCACTGAAAAGGCGATTCGTCATGCGATTGCTAACCCTGGTACAATTGATATGAATCGTGTCCATACGCAACAGGCACGATCCTTATTAGATCTTCTCATTGGATTTACGATGAGTCCTCTCTTGTGGAAACATGTTACATCTGGATTGTCAGCAGGACGCTGCCAGATTCCGTCCATTCGTCTTGTGATAGAACGGGAAGATGCCATTCTGGGATTTAAGACGGAATCTAGTTGGAAAGTGAGTGGGGATTGGATATACAACGGAGTTGGTTTTCCAGGAACAATGGATGACGATCTAGATGAAGAATCAGCGATGAATTATATGGAGAATGTCGTATCCACCAATGGGATTGTCACAGGAAATGAGGTGAAGCCATGGACAGCTACTGCCCCACCTCCATTAATGACCAGTACATTGCAACAGCAAGCCAGTGCCTTATTTGGAATGAATCCGAAAACAACGATGTCTATTGCTCAGAAACTCTATGAAGCGGGTCATATTACTTATATGCGAACGGATAAAGCGGTGTTATCTGAAGAAGCGGTTACTGCTACAAAGGCATGGATTCAGGAGAATTATGGGGAGGAGTATTTGTCTCAAATTGCTACGAAAAAAAAGAAAGAAGCTGGAGCACAAGAAGCCCACGAAGCAATCCGTCCTACCCATATAGAAGTAATGACGGTAGAAGGAGACGGCGCATCTCTCTATCGCCTGATCTGGCAACGAACGGTTCAAAGTCAGATGGCTCCTGCTCGCGGTGAGACATGTACTGTCAAGATCAGTTTAGATGATTTTCCATGGACTTCACGGTGGAAACGAACTATATTCCCTGGCTGGCAACGAATTGGTAGAGTGGCACAGATTGATGAACAAGGACAAGAAGACGAAGAAGAAAAGGAAGACGCGTTCTGGACCAAAGCCATCCAGATTTCAGTTGGAGCAAGTCTTCCATGGAAGACAATGAAAGCTTCTCAACAAGAAACCAAAGCACAAGGGCGTTACACAGAAGCTACTCTCATTCGTGAATTAGAGAAGCATGGGATCGGTCGTCCATCCACCTTTGCATCGCTATTAGCCACGATTCAAGAGAAACATTATGTGGCGATCTCTACCGTTCCCGCTTCTATCAAAAAGGTCAAAGAACATTCTCTACAGTTTGGATCTCTGCCGATTACAACTGTTATGAAAGACAAAAAGGTAGCAGCAGAAAAGAACAAGATGATTCCAACAGATCTGGGACGATCTGTAGTAGCATTTATGCTACAGCACTTTGAAGATATCTTCAACTATAATTTCACGGGACAGATGGAACAACGTCTTCAATTGGTAGCAGAAGGAAAAGAAGAATGGAAGGGAGTAATTCATGATACATGGACATCGTATAAGGATCGGTTTGATACGCTTAATGCAATGAAGAGAGAACACGTTGAAAAGAAATCAGAACAAATTGGTGAATGGAATGGGGAGCCGATTGAAAAGAAATCAGGAAAGTTTGGGGATTATCTGAAATGTGGTGAAATATCTGTCCCGTTTCGTATGGAATCATTGGAAGAGACTGTGCAGAGATTAGAAGCAAAGGCGGCGGGTTCGGTTAAGGAATTTAAAGAATATACGATTCGGACTGGACAGTATGGTCCTTATATTATGAAGAAGGGTTTAAAGAAACCTCAGTTCATTTCCGTTCCCAAGGGAATAGATGTAGAAGGACTATCTGAGAAGGATATTGATGCGCTATATAAAGCGGGAGTGGAAGCAAAGAAGACGTATAAGAAAAATGAAAAGAAATAAAATAATTTATATAATTAATATCACTGTAAATACTTATTTAATTAAGATATTAAACATGACATTCAACTTTATTTCCTTTACCATCATAAATCCATATTTCACATCTATATCCTGCTTCTTTTACAGCATTTTGTTTGATAAATATTTTATCTTTTTTCTTCTCTGCGGTCCAAGTACTTTTAACTTCAATACCCAATTTTAGACTTTTTACATATATATCAATATAATATCTGTGTTTTTTTCCATTTTTATCATACCACCATACTTTAGGAACTTTTGAACGTTTTGTGATAATATCATCTTCATGAATACCTCTAGATAATAATTCATCAAGAGCAAATCTTTCATAGCCTTGAATTCTGTCTATTCTGCCTGAAGGAAATACATAATCATAAGATTTATAAGCATTCTTAGAACTTCGTTCTGCTATTTCAGCAACATGCATAGGATGATCTTCATTGTATTTTAGTTGATTATTAATACGAGCTGTTTCTTGCACAATTGGGCTTTGCATCGGTGCATCTACACCTAATTTTTTCTGACAAGTATCTCGTGTTTTCTGTTTTACTTCATCCAATTGTTGAGGTATTTCTGTGCCCCAATTTTTTAAATTAGTTTCTTTCATTTTTGCAACAACCAATGGATCATTAGAAGGATATGGAACTCCTCTAACTTGCATATTTGTTTCTATTGATTGTTTCCTTTCATGAATATCTTGACATGGTTCACAAAATGCTCCATATTTTCTGATATTTATAAATTTTTTAATGTGAGTAACACCACAATTACATACAAATGGTATAGGACTTTCACGCACTAATTCTAACTCATTAATTTCATCATTTAGTGTAGCACCATACTCTCTTAAAAGTTCTTCTAACAACTTTAATGAGTATACTAAATCATCATTATCAATAAGATTTTGTTTTTTCTTTTCTTGAACTTCTTTAATTTGAGAAGGATTTATTGCTCCATTATACTTTAATTCAAGCGTTTCTGTAATTTTAGTTCTGACGAGTGTACTAGCAATAGCATGTTTATTTCCATATATTTTTTCACATGTTTCTTCTTTTTTTTGTTTTACTTTTGAACTTTGAGCGACATACTCAAACCCATGAATTTCTATACATGTTTCTTTTCTTCTCTCATTTCCTCGTTTCTTTGAACAATCTGTACAGTATGGACCTTTTTCTACAACTTTTCTAAATGACCACTGAAATTGATTTTCACAATTATCTGATACACACTTACCAATTATTTTTGTATCACGATTAATATCTTTTGGTTTTGGACCAGATTTCTTCTGTTTAATAATATTCGGAACATAATTTATATTAGAATTGGGATATGTATTACGAATTTGTTGAAATAAGTTAATGTCATATGATGGCATAGTTGATATCTAACTTCTGTTATATAATCAATTTTATAAGTTCAATTTTTATAAGTATTTAAATGTCAGAAAATATTTAAAAATTTCTAACAAAGTTTCTAAAAACCCTATAGAATGAGTGCATCACGATCCGTATCTCCCACAAGAGACAAAGAAAAACGCTTCTTAAACGGCTGGTCTAAAGAACAAGAACAGCTCATGGCTGATTGGAGTGACATCGCGATGTGTTATCGCTGGCTTCATGACAATGCAGAAAAGATCTATCATGGCAAGAATCTCTGGATCAATCTTCCCGTGATTATATTAACCACTCTAGGTGGAACGGCCAGTTTCGGTGTGCAATCTATTTTTGCTGATAATTCTACAATGAAACAGTACGCCAGTTTTGCAATTGGTGGCGTATCCTTATTCGCAGGTATTTTAACCACAATTGGTAACTATTTACGTTATGCACAGCTGGAAGAATCCAACCGCGTAGCCAGTATTGCATGGGGCAAATTCCAACGCCTGATTGCGGTAGAACTCGCCTTAAATCCAATAGAACGAATGGATTCTATGGACTTTCTCAAGATCTGTCGGTCGGATCTGGATCGTCTTATTGAACAATCTCCGCCGATCCCGAAAGAAGCCATTTCTATTTTTGAACATAAATTCGGTGAAGTGAGGCACTTAAAGAAACCCGATATCTGCGGAGCATTGGAACATACTACAGTATTTGACAGTTCGGACACACGATTGAAACAGGTGGCAGTGGATGCGGCTATTATGTTGAAACAGAGGCGACAGACATTAAATGAAATGCTGATGCCGCAAGTTCAAGAGACGATTCAGAAGAAAGTGGATAAGGCGATGATGGATAAAGAGAAGGAAAAAGAGGAAATGAAAGAAGTGCGGGAAACACGGAAGGATTTTACACGGAATCGTATACTTTCCAGACCAAATATTCATAAGATCAAGGACTATCATGCGATTACGATGAAACCATTGGTTGATGTAGATGTAGATGTTATACCGAATCCGCTATTTAATCCTATTCAGCCTGACCTCAAAAATGAAGTGATTCTGAGTCCGAGACCTGTAGAACTTGTAGAAGTACCTTCTGTATCTCCAGTTATTCCTTCGGTTATTCCTTTGGTTATTCCTTCGGTTGCACCTATTCAAGGATTATCTATTCCACGTCTGGATTAAACTTTTTTAAAAGTTTAAAATTGAAAAAGAAAACCAACAGAAAATAGGTTAGAACTTGTTAGAAATGATCAATCTTATTAGCGCGTACGATATGGCGAACGAGCACATGGCGAGTGCGATCATGAAATCTCGTTTGAAGCATATTCACATTGCGATTATTATGAAGGGCAAAAAGGTCTTGGCGAGTGCGTGTAACTTCCTCGGTTCACGATCTCAAGGCTGTGGATTTGATGACCGCACGATCCATGCAGAACGTGCGGTCATCAAAAAAGTGGGGGATCATTCTTTATTGCAAGGGGCAATTATGATTGTGGTTCGGATTTCTCCTGGGACACGGAACACAGGCTATTCAGAACCGTGCAAAACGTGCAAACCGCACTTAGAGAAATGCATGAAAAAATATGGATTGAAGTGCGTGCTGTATTCTATGTAGGACTTTTAAAGTAGTTATATATAAATAAAAATAAATATTTTTATTGAATTTATAAAAAGATTTAAAGCAACCTGAACAATTCAGTTATAGAAATGTCCAGCCTTGTTAGTGATGCACTCCAGTCAGCAATTGACCAGCAAACTCAAAATACCGTTGGTCTTAACCAATCCGTCCTTAACCAAGCCGTCCCTAATCCCGTCCCTAATTCCGTCTCTAATTCCGTCCCTAATCCCAGCACTCCGAATAGTGATTCACAGCAAACGTCCTCAGATCCCTCTGGACAAGGACAATCACAACAAGAACAGAAAAAACTAAAAGTCATCATCGGTCTCCCTGGTGATCATTTTTCACAAGCTTTCCTTCTGTCCTGGACCAATACCATTTACACCCTGGTTAGCTCCAATCGCTACGATATTAAGATCAGCCCTGGTAAGAGCTCCTTCGTTCCCTTTGCACGTATGCACACTCTCGGTCTTGATGTGTTGCGCGGTAAATCACAGAAGGCATTTCACAATGAAGCCTACGATGTATTTGTATCTATTGATTCAGACGTAGTCTTTTCACCCATTCAACTGATTGAGCTTATTGAGTGCACCAAGTTACATCCCGTTGTGTCTGGATACTATATGATGCAAAACAACAAGGATTTTGCAGTCGTTAAGGAATGGACCAAGTCATATTTTGCAGAGCATGGTACGTTCAAGTTCTTGCAACCGAAAGACACGGAGGAGGATATGAAGAAGTTCAGTGCTGAGCTGGAGGAACGCAAGAAGGCCGAGGATGAGAAACGAGATCCTGGTCAACTGTCCAATCCCAACTTCTTGAAGGTATCATATGCGGGTATGGGCTTCTTCGCGTGTCGTAAGGAAGTACTGGATGCTCTGGCGTACCCGTTTTTTAACAGGGAGCTTCAGAGAATGCGTGGAAAAGATGGCGTGGAGCTAGTGGATATGTGTAGTGAGGATGTGGCATTCTGCAAGAATATTGAGGATGCTGGTTTTGACATTATGTTGAATACTCGGCTTCGTGTGGGCCATGAGAAGTCGGTTGTTCTGTAATTGTAGAACTTAGGTTGAATCCAATGATTCTTTGGTTGAATCCAATGATTCTTTGGTTGAATCCAATGATTCTTTGGTTGAATCCAAGGATTCTTATAAATAGGAAAAGGTTTTAATGCAGGAATACATCCATATTGCTTCATATGAACAGCACATCGTAATTTATCAAAAACATTATTATAAAATTGCTTGAAATAGTAATGAATAATATTGTTATTTCCACCTTTTGTTTTATAGAGTGATCCTGTTTCATAGATTGTCTGAACAACGCTCATTGTATTTTTGATACGAGTGTATAGTGTTATCTCATTACAGTCCTCGCATGAGCATAGATTTCTGCATTGTTTGCATGAACAGTGTTTAGCATATCGTTGGGTAGCAAAAAGAGTAGCTAACATCATTTACTACTCTTTTCGTATATTGTATCTTTATACTAATTACTCGCTTACTAGTAGCTAAGCTTACAAGTCGCTTTGCTTACAAGTAGCTAAGCTTACAAGTAGCTAAGCTTACTCGCTTAAAGGAGCTGGAGGCATATCCATCTCTGCAAATTGAACTCTCTTCTCTTTTTCTTCAGTGACTGCGTTACCTGCATTCACTGTGTTGTCATTTAGTTTAACACCAAATAGATCAAAGAATTGTACAAATAGCGGCATGATGTACATCATGAAAAAATCATAAAACCATTGAAACATTTCTATCTGCCGTACACTAAAATGATAAGGGCATATTACCGCGTTTTAAAACGCTTACCATTTCACTTACCGCGTTCCTACTTATCTTAACAAATCCACTTTCACCTTTTTATACAATCCACATTTGGCGCATTCAATATTTCCTTGAACAACATGAAAGCTATGGAAACAGTTACGTTGCAATCGTTTCAATGCCATTTCCTTTTCTTTTTCAGTCCGAACGAATTCTTCAAAGAACTTTTTACGGAATTCTTCTACACCATTTTGCATCATTTCTTACTAACTTAAATAAACAGACTCTGTAAATGATAATGAAAGTAGCAATTATTCTGACAGGAGCTCTTCGGACAATTAAGAAAACCATTCCATATTTTAAAAAACATCTGTTGTTACAACCAGCCGATATCTATATCTGTGTTCAAAACGATACACAGGAATCGGAGGAGACATGGAATAACTGGTTCAAAGAAGAATTATCTGGAGAATTCTTTGGAAAAGAGGAACTCGGGAAAGAGGAACTCGGGAAAGAGGAATTATCTGGAGCTAAAATCCAATCCATCACCTGGTTTTCTCTGCATGATTATAAGGACTGGACAGGACACAGAGAATTATTACTACAGAATATGCGAATTGATCAAACATGGAAGGAATATCTTCGTCGCAGTGGATCTATGATTGAATATTTTCAATTACAACTGGCATATATGAAGATGACAGATTATGAACATTATAACAGATTTGAATATGATTATTTGATTCGTGCCAGAACAGATAGTATTTATACCAAGCCGATTGATTTTCACTGGCTCCACTGGACTCCTTCTGATGTGGCAGAACGTGTAGAAATAATCAAAGAGGAACTCCGTCTGTCTAAAATCCCTGAAGATCAACTATTTCCGTATTTTATGTCAACGATTATTTCGGATGATGTGATTCCAAATATTCAATATATTCATGCTGGATATTATCCGTATCAGCGATTTTCTTTAGACGACTTACATACATATGTCAAAGAAGGCAGATATATCCTCACATTTCGTAAGAATAATCTCTATATTGTTCGTCGCAATCTATTCCATCTAATTCCGTCCCTAGGAACCATGTATGGACAATTCAAATCACCGTATTCGGATAGCTGGTGGTTTAATGCAGAAGGACAGTTTACGAGCGTGTGCTATCATGCTATGTTGAATACGCATGACTATAATACAGATTTTGAAGACAGATCTGTTGAAGCAGTGGGATGGAATGAGGCTGACTTTTTTGATTGTGAGTTTAATTGTGTGAATCCGAGAATGTTGTATTGTATGGTTAGGAAATGATGTAAAGGAAATGATGTAAAGGAACTGAATACATATAGATGCAAATATGGAACACTTATCTGAAAGACAAGGCTATTTCCCCGTGGGATCTGACCCACTTACTGCTTCCCTACATGTCTGTGCGCATCATTTTATTCCATATGTAAAAGATAATCAATGTGCTGCAACGATTAAATATGGCGATTCATACTATACTATTGTTATTCAGAAGCAACCAGTACAAGTATCGTATACTCCGCCTTCTGTTGTGGAGATGTTGAAACAGATGGAACAAAAAAGCATCTTAGGTAAGCGTCCTCATGCAGCGAATATAATATTATGTGATCGCACAACGTATCAACGCACAGGATATGATTTAACTGATAATACATTATATCCTAGTTTGGGGCATGGATTTGAATGACTATTCAAACCGCTTTTAGCTTAATAGCCTTTGGCATGGATTTGAATAGTTAAATAAAACAAAAAATAAGATATATACCTATTTTTTGTTTTTATATTTTTTGTTTTTATATTTAATTTACTGACGAGGAATGATGCGATTACGAAGGCATTTGAAGATGGAATATCCTTTATCTTTCTCTTCCTCTTCCTCTTCTTCTTCCTCTTCCTCTTCCTCTTCTTCCTCTTCTTCCTCTTCTTCTTCTTCTTCCTCTTCTTCTTCCTCTTCCTCTTCTTCCTCTTCCTCTTCCTCTTCCTCTTCCTCTTCCTCTTCCTCTTCCTCTTCCTCTTCCTCTTTTTCAATTTCTTCCCATTCCTCCCATTCTTCTTCACCAGCTTCATCCACTTCCACTTCTTCCACTTCTTCCATTTCATAATCCATGTCATTCTGCATCTGATCAAATGTACGTTTAATGCCCATTACTTTGGAGAATACTTCAAAGAGATTCTCTTTATTATCCTCTACACACTCATCGCACATTGTCATTTCTGGAATAGGCATTTCTTTTTTATAAGAAGCTTTAGCTCCGACTGAAGGTGCATTAGCGCCAATCAATGCGCCGACCGAAGCAGCAGAAGCTGCAGAAGCAGTAGCAATTGGCGGAAAAGCAGAAGTAAATTGTCCAAGAAGGGTATGGGCAGGTAATTCAGAAGCACCAGATGCACCAGGATACTCCACTTCCGCAGCCACACG